ACAGAAGAGGCAAATCCGGCGGCTCCAGCAGTCGAAAATTTTGGTGACAGCACCGACGAAACAGCCGATGAAGCGATGAATGCGGCGGTCAGGACTAACGAGTTCGCGGATGCAATTGAGAGACTCAAAAAGGAAAGTCGAACCGCGTCGGATGAAGTCACAAGCCTGGAAGAGAAAATTGCGGAATATCAAAGGGCAGTCGACGCGGGAGAGGCAAGCCAGGAAGACCTTAATCGTGTTTTACGGCGAGGAATAGAGGATATCGCAGGAGTAGAGTTCGCGACTCGAAATCTGCTAGAAGAAATATCAGCGGCTAATGATCTGCTGGTGATAGCCAGGGAGCGATTCGGAGAGAACTCAGAAGAGGTTCGAATTCTTAAATCTAGGCTCGAAGAGCTGTCCGGTGAATTCCTCGAGGCACAGCAAAAGGCTGACGGTCTCACAGACGCGCAGCGTGATCTACTCGATGAAATTAAGGGGCTAACGCCGGAAGTTAAAAAGGCTCACGAGGAAATCGCTGACTTAAATGTTTTATATGAATCTGGGCAAATCAGTGTCGAAGAATTTCGAAAGCGTACTGATATGCTCGCAAAATCCCTGGAGGAAACTGGGGATGAGGCATCAAAGGCGGAGCAGGATCTCGCAGCGTTAATCAGAAAGGTTGCCGAGGGAGGTGATTCATCTGGTGCGCTTGGCAATTTCATCGGCATATTAGTAGGTAGAGGTGGCGTAAAAGAGTCGATAAATGATTGTTTCGGGACCGGGCAAATTACCGCATTCGATAACTCGGTCAAGTCACTATTTCCGACGTTCAACCAATTCCAGGGCATTCTCGGATCATTAACCGGCTCACTTGACAACTTTTTCGCTGGTGGCGAGCTAAAGTTTTCTGCATTTAAAGATGCGATTCTCAACACGCTCGCAGATATAGCCGCCGGTGCGGTCGCGTCGGTCGGTATCAACTTTCTGAAAAACCTCATTCCTGGCTTGAATGAGGGCGGCAGCCTCGACGGTTTTGCGGTCGGTGGTCGCGTGAGCGGCCCAGGTGGACCGAAAGACGACAAGGTGCTCGCGCGTTTGTCGGCGGGTGAGTATGTCATCCAGGCGAGCACCGTGAGCAAGTTTGGGAAAGGATTTTTCGATCAGCTCAACGCTGGAAATATGCCGGGTTTCAGTTTGGGCGGTCCAGCCATAGGGCCGGGCAGTGGAATTACAATTCCCGGCAGTGGCAATATGGATTTTATGCGTATGTTAGAGCAGTTCCTTTTCGGTGATTTCACCGGATTTTCGGATTTGCTCCCTAACATTCCCGCAGAATTTATAACTGAGGCTTTCTTTGAGCGGCTAGGAATAAAAGAATTTATTTTAAAGGCAATACGCGGTGCGGTTGAGGGGGCGACTTCAGCGATAGAAGATACATTCAAAACCGACATTTACAGCGGCGAGTCTACTGAAAAAATTATCGGTGATATGTCCTCACCTATTGGCGAGCTAAGTCATACGGGTGTTGCAACGGCGGTTTCTGGCACTAATATCAGTGGATTAGAGTCCGACCTCTTCAATGACTTATTCGACCATTTATTTGAACTGATAAATGGCTCGGTTAATGCTGTCTCAGAATTTAACATGGACGATGTTGTTGAGAAGCTATTCCGGGACGCTGACGGTGTAGCGGGCGGATCGCTAACACTCAACAAGCGCGAGTACGGCGGACCGCTAGAACGCGGTCAGGCGGCGCTCGTGGGCGAATCCGGTCCCGAGGTATTCATACCAGGGTCGGGCGGTACTGTCTCACCCATCGCAAACGACGGCGCGAGCGCGCTGATCGGAGCGGTGCATGAAGTACGCGACGAAATATCTGATCTACGTCGACAGATGTCTCGCATTATGGCGGGACAAGCACTCGCAGGGGGTCGCGCTTAATGGTGGCGACAACGCTCCAGGAGCTGGTCGAAAACCCGTATGCTGCGAAATCGTACATCGTCATTCTCAAGCCATACGATACCGTCGCAGCGGCTACCGAAACCGTATATCTCAGCGATCGTGGTTATGTTTCGGAGCCCACCGAATCTCCCGCGAATACATATTTTGACCCCAGGGTAATCGAGGCGCTGAATTTTCAGCGATCTATGTTCACGACCGGGAAGCTCGGGGGGCAGTCTTTCCCGTCATTCGGTGAAATTGTCCTGGCTAATGCCGATGGCGGTCTTGATGATTTTGCGACGTATGCCTGGGATGATCGAGAGGTCGAGGTGAAAGTGGGCGAAAAGGGCGCGAACCTCTCGCAGCACTTCACCATTTTCAAGGGACAATCGAAGTCGGTCGATTTCGATGATCTGATCGTTCGCGTGATTATTCGCGACGGACAGGACAAGTTCACGCGCACATTCCCGCCAAATACCTACGCAGGAACCGGCGGCAATGAAGGCAGTGCGATCATGGAGGGATTACCAAAGCCAATTTGCCTGGGACAGGTATTCAACATCACGCCGGTTCTAGTCGATGAGGCGAACGATGTCTACCAGGTTCACGACGGCCCCATCGAATCGATTGTGGCGGTATACGAGGACGGGCAGGAAAATACGAGTTTTACCGCAGACCTAGCAAACGGGCGATTTACTTTAACCGGCGGAGGCGGTGGCGGTGGCGGCAGCCAGGGAAACATTACCGCCGACGTGAAAGGTGCGAAGCCTGGCGGGAGCTATAAGGAAACCGCTGGGGATATTATGCGGTTCGTCGCGACTGAATACGGTGGACTGACTGATCCCGGCGATCTCGACACGGCATCATTCACGGCGCTCAATACAGCAAACTCGGCGACGGTCGGATGTTACTACTCAAACCGCGCGGAAATCCTTTCGGTGCTCGATGATTTGGCGAATAGTGTCGGCGCGTTCTATGGGTTCGATCGGTCCGGTTTGTTTAGTGTGGGTCGCATCGAAATTGCTTCCGGCTCGGCGGACCTCGAGCTTGATTCGACGAACATCATCACGTTGGAGCGATTGCCGACCGAGACTCCAACGTCGACAGTGGTTTTTCAATACAAGAAAAATTTCACGGTGTTTGACGACAATACGCTGGCAACCAATCCGAGTGATCGCGATTTTTTCTTGCGAGAATCGGCCCAGGTAACAGACGAAGACACGGCGGTCGCTGCGATATATCCAAACGCGCAGTTCCTCGAGGTCGAGTCCAAAATGATTGACTCTAGCGCAGCGAGCACCGAGTCGGCCCGGCTGCTGGCGTTATATAAGGTTCAGCGGAACATCTATCGCATACGCTGCAAGGCGCAGCCGTTCACGATCAAGCTGAACGATGTGGTGAAAATAACCTTCGCGCGGTATGATTTGACAGCGGGAAAATTGTTCCGGGTGATCTCGTTATTCGAGGACGCGGCGATCAACGAGGTCGAACTGGAGTTATGGGGATAATATGTCGAATATGATTATATCGTCGACGAATCGAATCGACGACGCGACATCGATCACAGCGAATTCCGAGGTCGCTTCGCTGCCTATAACGAACGTACAGGACCGACAGCTCGTGAAGGTATATCGATCCGATGGCGCGACTACCGTTCAAATCGACGTCGATTTTGGGCAGGGTAGGTTGATCGATTTCACTGCAATCATTCGTCACAATATGACGCAAACCTCGAAATTTCGAATTCGCCTGGCGAATGTTTCCGACTTCTCGGCGACGGTTCACGACACCGGAACAGTCGACGCCTGGCCTATTGTGGAGGAATTCGGAACGCTTCCCTGGGGTGTTTTTTCGTGGGGTGGATTCCTAAATCCCACGACAGCGGCGGAGTATACGGTCTCGACGTTCGATGTAATAGAGACGCCAGTCGTCGCTAGGTATCTGAGAATTGACCTCATCGATAACGACAGTGCGGACGGCTATATTCAGTTTGGTCGTCTGATTTGTGGACCGGCATATCGACCATCAAACAATTTCGCATTCGGATCGGAATTCACTTTCGTCGATGAATCTCGAGTGGTCAAATCGCGCGGCGGTCAGACCTTCATCGATGAGGTCGAGCGATTCCGCCGGGTTCGGTTTACGCTGATAAATATTCCCGAGGCGGAGATTTTCGATAACGTATTTAATAGCATCGACCGGCTGCGCGGTGTGGCGAAAGATATTTTGGTTATTCCACAGCCCGACGATCCGGCGACATTCATCACGCAGAATATCTACGGTAGACTTGTAACAACGTCACCAATACAAAACCGCGTCCAGGAGTTCTATGGACGCACATTCGAAATCGAGGAACTTATCTAATGGCATTCCCAGTAGTCTTAAATGGTAGAACCTACACTCTCGCCGATTTCGAGGGTACCAACTACGTCGACGGACTCCCGGACGCGTTCGAGGATTTTGTGACTCACGCGGGCGACATCTACAACGACACGTCGACCAGCTCGGCGGTGATTGGCACAGGCTCGAAAACCTTCACGGTTTCAT